GTGAACGTGTAAGGTTCTGAGAATATGCTCCACCATCTTGACCACTTCACTCTGCACCGTCCTTGAGGTTTGCTCCTACCTCTAAATAAGATGTCCTATCTAAAAATTTTTGAGGGAGAATCATGTTCGGCTCATCTATAAGCCAGCATTTAGCTACATTACGAGCTAGACCTAGAAGGTAGTTTGCTTGTTCAAGCTCTGTCAACTCAGGCTCTTGTTCGATGGGTTGGATGTTGATTACAAGGGCTTCATATTCTGCACCAGCAGTAGTACGCCCTTCATACCATGATGATGCACTAACACTATCTACTAACATCCCTCGTTTTTCGATCATGCGGTTGGCATCAGCAATGGTGATGTACTTGTGCAATGCTCCGTAAACGATCCCTCTAGGGAGTTGCCTAACTTTGTCGTAAAACTTCATCATCTGAGATGCTTCATGCCCATCTATGCCGTCATCATCTGTAAAGAATGGGTTACTCATCTGATTCTCCTATCATGTCGGGATCATCCCCAACGTCCAGTAATAGCTCTTGTTTGTTCTCCAGCATGATCGTGGGCATCACCGTTACCGTGGTGTTCTGCTCGATCTCTGTCTTGTCCTTGTACCCGAAAACATTCTTGCCTAAGAAGATTGAGAAGGCAGCGTTGTAAGTTCCTTTAAGTGCGTTGATCCTCCATACATCTTCCTGTAACTTCTCGCATCTCCTGTAAGCGACTAAAAACTCAGGAAACTCTTTGCTCCAATTAAGTAGAGTATCGTCACAAACCCCTATTTTTAGGGCGTAACGAGTGAAAGTGGGGAGGATGGGTCCTGTCTCCTTGAGGGTTTCCCCAGAGACATTTCCGTCTTTATCGTATCGGGTGGATTCAACACGCTCGGCTACTGGGTCAATGCTGAAATACTCAACAATGTCTTCACAGTATTCTGGCTTGTACTTGGAGGGACGGCCACCGGCTCCCTTTGCTTTCTTCTTCTTAATTGGAGTATCTGTCATATTCAGGTCCTATTTCCATCATTATACATAATGGCTGTCTGGATTCCTATAAAACAACGCCATTCTGACCCCCTCTAAAAGAATTATTAAATTGGTCCTTGCTTTATGTCGATGCATTGCGTAGACTGAGGGTGTAAGAAGGAGTTACCAATGAAAAAGAAAACCACCAAGAAAAAGAAACTTTACGCATGGGGCTGGAACGAAGGAGGGTTTAACCAGACTTATGCCTTCACCAAGAAAGAGGCCCTCAAGTACGGCAAAGATCTGGGTGATGGCGTCGGCACTAAGCTAACGGTAAACCTCGCCACGTTCAGGCTCGTCAAAGAAACCGAGAAGTATTGGGACGGCCTTGAGCTGTTTGACTAGAAAGGAGAAAGCAATGAACACCACTAAATACTACACAATCGGTAAGCAGCACAGGGACGGCTGCGGATTCACTGTCCTAGACCACGCCAATACAGTTGAAGAGGCCAAGGAGATCGCCAAAGAGATCAGGGCCACTACTCAGATCTTCGAGCATGATGCCGAAGACGAAACCTATTACAAAGAAATCGAGGTTAAATAATGGAATACCAATACGAAGAAGGCAGAGTTCAGAAAGCCGTCAATGATTACATGGACTGGCACAAGCGAATCTACTACGAATATGAAGACAAAGAAGAAAGAAGCGGTAGAGCTAGGTACGAGAAAGTGAAGATCCGAGCGAGATTCACCGGCGATCTGGTTGGTCTGGGATGTTTCGATGATGCGGTCCAACAGGCCCAACAGGCATTCAACGCCACTCTGGCCGAAAACCAAGAAGAAAAGGCTGCGGTCCTCGACGGTGAGGACTGGCTAAAGACTTTTAACTTTAACTAAAGGAGCAACAATGGCAACAAAAGACAAGATGAGCCTAATCGGCATGATGAACAGATCTGAGGGCCTAGTGGTGGCAAAGATGCTAACCGATCAGGGATACACCCAGAAAGGTGTCCTCAACAGGACTGGCTTAATAACAATCTACGAAGGTGAGACCGAGGTCGCTGTAATTATGGACATGGGTGGCGCTGTTGCTGTCCGAGCCATTGACGGCCTTTTTGCCGAAGAGAACTATCTCAAGAATCGATAGTTGACATCCGTCTATGCATTGGATAGACTACAGGTGTAAGGAGAAAGAAATGAAACAAGAACTTCAAGTAAGAATTACCACTGACTACGGAACTCGAAGGGTCCGAGCTGCCAACGCTCTGGCCAACAAGTTCCTCAAGCTGGTGGGTCGAAAGACATTTACCGAACTGGACATCCAGTACATCAAAGATCTGGGATATGAAATCACTGTGGAAAAGGAGACCATCTAATGACTATCGAAATTATCCAAGCAACAAAGGTTATCAAGCAACGAGCAACTAGGGAGGGTCGGGTGATCCTCCACCGATGGAAGGGTGAATGGAAAGAGCATCTAGCCACTGGGGTCAAGGGTGTTGACATCATCCATAAGTGGGAAGGCACATACGCCACTCACATCCAATTCCTTGACGAGATCGCCGAGACCATCACCACCGAAGATCTCTACCAAGGCCACTACTTTGAAAACTACGATGAGGCTCTGGTCGACTTCCATCTCCGAGCCGCTGACTGGCTCTTGGTTGGCAAAAGAGATCTTAACTGGAAAGGAGCCAAGTAATGACCGACATTAAAATAGGCGACCAATTCATTCGCCGCAGCTTTAAGAAGAACAAAAAGGTGGAAACAGTGAGGGACATTCTCACCACCACCAATCAGGCCGGATTAGTTGTTGGGGTCCAGTACCTAGTAACCCACGACTTTCTGGGCCAACAGGTGACAGACAGGGTTGTCGAAGCCACCATTCGACTGGGAACTCAGATAAAGGAGAACGCATGAGATACGAAAGCCAAGTCAATGGAGGAGAGGTCTTAGAAGATCGCAAAGTCTACCTCCTTGTCAAAGAAGACTACACAAATGAAATACTCCACATCGGGAGAGCTGGGCTGATCTTCGACTACGAAGATGAGACTTGGTACACCCTTGGGGCCAGAGAAAGGAACGGACGATAATATGTATATGACAGGAATCAACACCGGAGGCAATATCGCCTACGAGCAAGACGGCAAGCATGAGAGATTATCTGATGCCGTCAATCAAGCAACAGCACTCACCAAGGGCATAAGGGATGACCAGTCAACAGTGGTGATCGACATATCCTTCGGCTTTCAGATCGTCGGAGTGTTCTACAAAGAGGGCAAGTGAGCTGCTTGCTAGGACCATAGTTCATGGTTGACATCTGTCTATGGATTGCATAGAATCACAAGTGTAAGAAGAAAGGAATAATAATGGCAGACTTAAAAGAAACCCTCCAACTCGGAGACAGAATCAGGAAGCTAAAGATCAAGACTTTAGAATACGGCAAAGAGATCGCCGTCCTTGAGCAACGAATGGCCGATGGCCGTGAGGTCCTGACCTTGACCGACGAGGAACTGGATAACCAGTATCACAAGACCCAGAGCATGAAGCGCCAAGACGAGATTCGTACTGAACTTCATCGAAGGGCTGCAAAATGAAAGACCTCGAAAAACTGATTGACCAGATACCCCATCCCTACACAGTGGAATGCCCTGAGTGTGACCGTAGGGTCCTCCAGATCCAAGTCTGGAAAGGCACGACTGAGAAGGGAATCCGCTATTACCACCGATTCTGGAATGGTGAAGATGAAGTTATCTACTGTGATGTAAGGAGTAAATGATGATTAACTGGGAAGCCCAAAGGGCCAAGAAGTACGCCGTGGATTGTGGAGACGACAACTACACCACGGAAGACTACGAGAACGCCGTTGATGAAGAGATCGAATTCGACCTGACTGAGTTCGAGAAAAAGGAGTTCTACGATCCCGACGCCGTTGAAGATCTGGACTGGGAGACTGATGCCACCAATCTGGGCATCCGAATCAATGCCACTGTCAAAGCATGGAGGGCCTACAAAGAGGTGATCGCTAAGATTTTCCTCGACACCAATGATGAGACCATCATCAAATACTTTGCAGCCGATGACATTGAGGTGAAGGTGGGGACCAAGGAAGAGGACCTGAACCAAGCCGACTATCTAATGTGGAACGTCAAGCAATGTATTGAGGGGCTGGGGGAGTGAGGAACTACTACAAGGTCCTGAGAGACCCAGACACCCACGTTAAGCAGATCCGAGACCAAGGGTTCGTTGACTTCACCGATGATGCTGGGACCATCTTCTACAACGTACAGGACCGAGGGTCCGATGAGTTCTATGACTTCATGGTGGGGGAATATCCCGACTATGAGGCCACATTCAATTTCGCAAGGTCCTCGCCACTGGACCAAGAGGAACCAAACTTCATACATAGCGACGAGATGATGGGAGACCTGACAGCCGTTCTGTATCTTAATAAGGTCCGGCCAGAGGGTTCTGGGACCACTCTATACTCGAAATCTAAACTTGGGGGCTACCCTATTCCCTATCGGGATAACAATGGAATCTACAACAGCGTGTTCGTATTCGATTCCAACATCCTCCACTCTCGGAACATCTTCGAGAACTTTGGGGATGGAGACAATTCAAGGCTGGTACAGGTAATGTTCTTAAACCAAAAGAAATAAGTTGACAGGTGTCTATGCATTGCGTAGAATACAGGTGTAAGAGAAAGGAGCCAAAATGGCTAAGAAAGAAGAGGCAGTCGGCCTCATGGAAAAAAACCTTGAACAAGCGGTCACTAAAATGATCCAAGCCAAGGCAATACTCAAGCTCCACTATGGAGCCAACACCGAAGGCATGATGGAGTTCGCTACTGGAATCGCCACCAAGTACCAGATGGACGAGACGGAAGCCAAGAGAATGCTGGGTGTGAAATGAGAACTTACATCGCAATCCACAACGGAAGGAAAGTTGAGATCCAAGCGGAAACTCAATACGAAGCACAACAAAAGGCGGCGGCCACTCTCGGCGTGAAAGCCAACAAAGCCTACACAATAGCCCTCGGCCTAGCTGATGTCGAACACAATGGAAGGGATTTATAAAATGACTAACGGTAAGAAGATAGTTAAGACCAAAGAAGGCAAAGATCTAGTCACCTACGACACAGATCGGGAATACACCAAGGAAGAACTCAAGCAACAGCGAGAGGACTTCGCCAAGGAAGCGAAAGACGGCCAGCTTATTGACCTAACCGCATTATTCATTAACCACGGACTGTAAGGAGACCAAGATGACCAAGACAATCTACCAAGAAATCCAAGACCTTGATGGTAATGTCCTCGCAAAAAACACCACTGGGGAGAATCTGATTCTCAATACGGTGGGCCACAACAAGGGACAGTTCAACATCTGGGCCAACAAAGTGACCATTGAAACCGGAGCCGGATACCGAACCGTCAAATACGACGACGGACTGGCACTACTCTACGGCAGCCAAGCAAGGGCCGCTGTAATGAAGGGCCGCAACACTAAAGGCAACAGGGCCAAGGCCATTGAAGCCGCTAAAGAAATCATCAAGGGAAAGAAATTAGTTAATGCGGTAATCATAGCCGCTGGAAAGGTGGAAGCATGAAAGCTAAAACAATCGAAGAGATAATCAAAAAGAACAACGCTATCGGACACCACTTCTTTGACAAGGAGACGATAGACTTCTTCAAAAGCAAGACCCACTACAAAGCCTTCTATGGCAAGGGTGGCGTCTTCTTTATCACCAGCGAACAATTTGTTGGAAGCACCCATACCGGCAAGCGCCTCTACAGTGTTCGAGAGGCCAAGGAAGATGGCAAAGTAGGAACCGCTGATGGGACCGAGTTCCAACAGTTCACCAACGAGGCTGACGCCAAGGTGGCAGCCACTCAACTAGCCAACGGAATCGAGGTAGCCATATGACCATTAAGAAGGTGCAAGCCATAAACCAAGAGGTACGGCAGCCGCATAAGTACCGAGTTCTTGGCAAAAAGGGTACAAAGAACAAAGAAGAGTTTAAGACTGCCCTACGTCTAGCTCTAGAAGTAATCGAAAACCAAAGAAAGAAAGGTAAGTAATGTTAAAAATTGAAATCACTGAGGGGGAGACTGGCTGGAGGGTCAACGCTCGACTGGAGACCATAAGCTCCAGCAACATCATAGCCACGGCTAACCGAGTGGAACACTACTGTACGAACTGGGATGATGTCATCAATACACTGGACCGCATCAAAGAAGATGAAGAGAAGAGAGCTGACAGGATTACAGTCAAGTTAGGGAGATTAGCATGACAACTAAATGCGAAGAGTGTAAGGCTCCATTCTCTCCGAGGACCGTCTGGCAAAAATATTGTGGCCGGAAGTGTCAACAGAAGAGATGGGTTAAAGAGAAACGAAAGATCAACAAGTTTGTGAAAGGCTTAGATAAATGATTGACCCAACAGTAAATAGGCATGAGTTCGTAGGCGGGTCCGATGTGGCTGCCATCATGGGACTGAGCCGCTGGTCCACTCCACTTAAAACGTGGGCCTTAAAGACCCAGAGTATTCCAGACGACTTCGTAATGAATGAGGCTATGGAGCTGGGAGTAGAGCTTGAAGACTTTGTAGCTAAGAAGTTCTCCAAGGCTACAGGCAAGAAGGTCCAAGTGGATAACCGAGACTTCACCCATCCAGAATATCCCTACATGAAAGCGCACATTGACCGCTGGATCGTGGGAGGAGAGATCCTTGAGTGTAAGACTTGCTCAGGCTGGAAGGCCAAGGAGTGGGATGGGGACGAGATCCCCGACGAGTATTTCCTCCAGCTTAATTGGTATCTGGGAATTGTGGGTAAAAAGGTGGGACACATTGCCGTACTTATCGGCGGCCAGATGTTCCGACATAAGCTGCTTAATTTTTCACAAGCATTATTTGATACTCAGGTGGCAGCCGTGAAAGAATTCTGGGAAGACTTCGTTTTATTGAAGCAAGCTCCGATGGCTCTGTCTGCTGACCATGACACGCTCATTGAGCTTCACCCTGAATCACGCAATGAAGAGATGATACAGGTAGATGACTGTGAGATCGAGCTTCATGTAAACCAGTTGTCTGTAGATAGGATGGAAGGCAAGGCCCAGATCAAAGACATCAACGTGGATGTCAGTCAAGCCGAGAACTCACTCAAGCAGATGATCGGCGACAACGTAGGCATCGAAACAGGCCAGCATAAAATAACTTGGAAATACCAAGAAAGAAATTCTGTTGACACAAAGAAGATGAAAGAAGACGGAATTTATGATAGATATACAAAGACAACTTCGACGAGAGTTCTTCGAGTTGTAGAAAAATCCAGTAAGAAGGAGGATTAAAATGAATCAAGCAGAAAAGCTGGCCACTCAGGCCGAGGGTACTGAACTGGTATCGGTCCCGAACTTAATTGAAAGATCAATACCAGAGATGACAAAGATGTTAGATGGTGATGAATCCCAAGCTATAAGGTTCGCCAGAATCATCTCAACAGATTGTCGGATCAATCCAGATCTTATGGAATGTACTCCACTCTCATTTATGGGAGCCATGTTTACGGCTGCCGAGTTGAAGCTGGAGCCAGTGGCCGGTAGGGCCTACCTCCTACCATTCTGGAATAACCGCAAGCAGCCAGACGGAAAGTGGAAAAAGATCCGAGAGGTTCAATTTGTACTAGGTTACAAAGGAATCGCTGATCTCTTCTATCGTCATGCCAAAGCTGTGACCCTATCTTGGGGAGTGGTCCATGAGAATGACGACTTTGAATTTGAGAAGGGTACTCACTCAGTCCTACGTCATAAGCGCACAATGGGAGAACGAGGGCCTAGAGTTGCCTACTGGGTCCTAGCCAAGATGGTTGGCGGCGCTGAGTTCGAGGTGATGAGCTTCGAGGAATGTATGGAGCATGGCCGCAATCACTCAAAGACATATGACAGTAAAGAAGGACGTTTTTACAAAACATCACCTTGGGTCACAGCCACAGATTCAATGTGTTTAAAGACTGTGCTGATCCAACTATCGAAGACCCTCCCTTTATCAGTGGAGTGCCAACAAGCTATCATGGCCGACGAATCAACTCGATACGTTGACCCTAGACAATTAGAATCTGGGAAGATATTGGATCTCCCAGATCAAACAAATTGGACACCAACAGAAGAGGAGAATACTGATGGATCAGGAAATGAAAAAGATGAGTAAGCAAGAGGCAGCTGGAGAATATGTAATGGCTCTGGAGAATACCGCCTTATTGACGGCTGGGATCGTGGAGAACTGTAACAGGACAATGAACACTGGACATCAACTACTGGTCGCCGATGGCCTCCATGATGTTCTGGCCCAGAAGATCCGGCGTATGTCCACAATCCTACAGGTCTATGCAGTCGAATCAATCAGAGCGCAAGCTGACATACAACAATCTCTTGACGAGCTTCATGCTTTAGAGGGAAGATATGTAAAGGTCAAAGCGCCTAAGATTGAAATAGTTAAGTAACCCATTCTGTAAGAAGAAAGAGAAGACAATGACGAAAGAGAAGCAGAAGGCTCCGGCCTTCCAGTTCTACCCCAAAGATCTTTTAACCGATAGCACAGCCATGCTTATGTCAAACGAGTGTCTTGGCATATACATCAAGCTGCTATGCCACGACTGGATCAACGACGGAATCCCAAAGGACCCGACCAAGTTTATGAAGCTAGGAAACTACGATCATTTTAATGAGGTTGGGTCCCCAAGAGACGGCGATGAGTATTCTGACATCATCAAGCACATATCTGAGATGTTCGTCAAACACCCAGAGAAACCTAACTACATGACGAATAAGAGGCTTTTGAAAGAGAGATTGAAGCAAGCTGAGTTCTCAAAAACAAAATCTGAGGCTGGAAAAAAGGGAGCCATATCAAGGTGGCAAAGCCATGATTCTGCTAATAGCTCTGCTATTGGTTTGCCAATGGCAAAAAATGGCTCTTCATCTTCCTCTTCTTCTTCATCTTCTATTAAAAAAACTAAAGCAAAAAAAGAGAGAGAGATTGAAACACCTCAGATCATTGACCCTATGTTCCCCACTCAAACACCACCCAAAGCAAAAGAGCCGGATGCTGACATAATCACGGCTGTATCTGCGTGGCTGGAGAACAAGCCCACGGATTCAGCTTCAAGAGCATGGTGCTACCAGCTCAGTGGATCTGGACTGTCTGGGTCCGACCTTCTCTTGGCAGTCAAGGCTCAGTGCGAGGCTTACCGTCTGGAGGGCAGAGAGCTGCGTTACTGGCCAAAACTATCCAAAGCAATACCAGATGTCGACCATGCTAGAGATTTGATCTCAGGGGCCGTCTCTGATCGTCTCAAGAAATCCAAGAAAAAATCCTCAGATCTAGGTGCTGTCAATTCGTCATCTACTAATCTGAAAGATCAAGAGGCACAATGGAAGAAGGAACTAGAGGAACAGGGTGGACCAGTGAGCAGAGACAAAATCAAAGAACTGCTAAATTTGGCAAATAAAAAAGAATGATTCTCTATTTCTGGGATAATGCCTGTAAAGAAGACTATGAAGTGGATTTGTGTAGATGCCCTAACGAACTCTTTATTGTCGATGAAACCAACGAGAGACTAGCCGTATTTTGCCAAGAATGCAAACATACATGGATTGTCAGAGAAGGACAAAAGTGGACAACGTAATTAAGCAAGATAAAGATATTCGGTCAAGATTCAGAATTGAGGCCGCAAGAGATAAACTAAAAGACCTGTTACTAAGAAGGCAAGAACTGAAAGCCGAGCTGACAGCCGTAGATTCTATGGTCGTCATGCACCAGAGAGATATGACGGATGCCCAAAGCCAGCTCTAAAAGTAAATGCTGGAGGGCCTTCGCTGAATACATCAGACTGAGGGATTCCGAGGGGGGGTACTGCAAGTGCATATCTTGTGGCCGCCTCGTCACCTATCCGAATGATACAGGCAAGCTCCATGCTGGCCACTACTATCCAAGGTCTGTCACATACAACTCTCTGTATTTTGATGAGAGAAACGTCAATGGTCAATGCGCTCATTGCAATACATACCTCCAAGGAAATGCCGCTGGATACCTCATCGGCTTGAAGGCTAAGTGGGGGGATGACGTTATAGAAATTTTAGATAAGAAGAGGTCCGGCTTCACCAAGATCCACGACTTTGAGTTCGATGAGATGGCGAAGATGTACCGTAAAGAATCAAGAGCTATGAAGAAAGCAAGAGGACTGTAATGGATATGAAGACAACGAAGAAACAAGTGGAGTGGTGTCTCGAACACCGACCAGCCACAAGAGACTGCGATATGTATTTGATTATGTCTGTTTGGAAAAACTATCATCGTAACCAATATATCGACTTCTTGATGCGGTCAATGAAGTCTTTAGACGAAGAGGTTCCAATATGGATGAAGATGTCCGAGAGATCGTCCATGCACGACCTTCCTTCGCCTGAATCAATTCGTCGTACCCGCCAGAAAATCCAGAACGAAGAGGGCCGCTGGCTGGCAGATGAGCAAATTCAGAAGGCCAGAGCCGCCGAAGAAGTGAACACAAGAGAGTGGGCTAGATCTTAGATCTGGTATATTAAGCAGTTCCGTGAGAGGAGATTGAAGTGACAGTCGAGGAACGTCTTGAGAAGTTGATGACTTTGCTTAATCAGCTCTTGGCCAGTATCGCCGTGATGGACGAGAAGATGCTTAACAGGGTCACTAAAGAAGACCTCTCAAAAGCTGTTAGAGAGCTTGAGAAAGAGATCCGTGATGTCCTTGACGATGTGATCGAAAAGGGAGTTCAGGGCAGAGAGAGGATGGGACAGAAGCTCACAGAGGAAGCCACCAAGCTCTACTCAAAGATCGAATCTGAATCAATAAAACACAGTGTCAATCTGGCAGAACAGATGAATATTCTAAGGGATAACATTGCACAGACGGCGATTGTGACCCGAAATCAAATATCAGATCTGGAAAATAAACACAACTCCCTAGATGATGAAGTGGGAGAAATGCGGGTTGACAACAAGGGAACGTCAACAAAGACTATAATGATGTATGGTTTATTTATAGTGGCGGCTGGAGCTGTTTTAACTTGGGCTGTCAACAAAATGCTAGGAGCTGGTTGATGGATGACCCGATGAAAGCAATACTCGCCGGTATCAAAGAACAGATGCAAGGTCTGGGATACAGGCCAGATAAAATAGTTTTATGGGTTGCCGACGACGATAGAGACTTTATCGACGAGCTAAAAAGAACCGCACCAGATAATGTCAATGTCCGAGGGATCTACAATAAAGAGGACCTGATGATGGCGGTCCGTGAGAATGGGAAGAACATTCTCCTGATGGACATAGACCTAGCCGGAGCCTTTGGTGGGGCTGATGGCTTCGACCTTATCAAAGAAATGAATCTAACAGAGTGGACCGATGATCTAGTCGTCTGCTCAGGGAATGATAATCCCCGCTTCGCCAATGAAGCAGTATCTTTAGGTGGCCGTTTTTTAAGCAAGGACGAGCCGGACCTACTCAGCAAGATAGTATAAAAAAAGGCCCAGCCTTTGACAGCTGGACCCAGTGTAAGAAGAAAGCTCAGACTTAGCTGGCTCAGACTTGCATTGTACCACTTAGTTGAGGGTCGTGCCTCCGGTGGCGTTGAAATGTGCTTTAGTATCTTTATCTAAAGATTTCTCCAGATGGGCCACATCAATAGCCTTCTTGTCGTCGCCTTCCATCATGGCGATCTCAATAGCTTCGCTGTAGTTATCTGATCTTGATTTGTGCTTCTTGCTCTTTACGGCCCCAACTATGGTTCCGGCAATACCTAGAACTCCAGCCACGATAGTAGCCCAAGGCTGGGTCACTGGGATAGTAGTGCCGACAGTGGTGGCAACACCCTGAGCTGTGTCTAGTTTCTTCTGAGCGTCTGCTAGTTCTTGCTCCGTACAGCCTGTGTTTCCCATAAGGAAGACAGCCATAAGAAGGATAGCGATTGTTTTATACATAGGTCTCTTCTCTCTATTTAATTTTCTTTTGGATTTCTTTCATAATCTTGTCTTTGTAAGTCTTCTTCTCTTCTTCGAGCTTGGCTGTTTGCTCTTTGAGTGAAGCCTTGGTTTCTGTAAGTTTGGCAATGGCCTCTTCGTTGCGAGAAATGTCCTCGCTCAAAGCCTTGCGTCCGGCGGTGATCTCTTTGAGTTCCTTAGCGTGAGCCTTGGCATTCTCTTCGCCAGCCACCTTCTCGGCTGCTGCTGACTTCTTAGCATCGGCGGCCAGCTTCTTGGCTCCCTCGAAGTCCTTGATCTTATTCTCTCTTTCGGCGAGATCAGATTCCAGCTTGGTAGCTGCGTCCTCTCTCTTGGCGACGGCAGACTGAGCCTTGATTAACTTAGTCTCTTTCTGGTCGTAAGAGTTAATTTTAATTTGTAATGAGGTCACAAGGTTCTCTGCCTTATTGACCAGTTCTTTCATTTCTAGTGTTGCTGACATCTAGCTCTCCTTTATCCTATGATTTTCTTCAAATATCTTACCACCGCTTTGAGCGTTGGGTCTGTAATACTATCTACATCAATTTGCATTACGGCCTTGGCGTGTGGTGGCCGTCTTGATTTGATATTGTCATTGTCTATTGTAGGGACATCGGCTCCAGATTCATACTCCTCAACAGTTTCACCGGCTTCGAGTACAAAATTCTCAAGCCCAGCTCGTACAGCCTTGCCATCAGAATCCCTAACTACTTTATATTTTCTATCCATGATTAGCTATCCTCACTTAGATTGTCAACGTATCCCCAACAAAGTATGCTGGCACTTCCAGAATCAACTTTGTAGTCAACGCTCTGGCTGGAATCTGTTATGTATGCGGTAGTGGCTCCATCTCCAGCAAAGGAACTGTTGGTTACAATTATTCCGTTTACTGTTACGCTACCTGTTGGCCTATACCTAACTACGTTAGACGCCCCAGAATAGATTCTTAAAACGCTCTGTCGGGTAGTGGGTGGTGCTGATGCTGTCATACTCAAACTGGCCCACGATGTTGATGTACCGGAGCTTAAAATAACTTGGTCCACATCATATAAGAACACGCCATTAGCTTGCTGCCCAGATAAAAAACCACCACCGCCGCCGTTTCTAACCCATCCAACTCTTTTGTAAACATCGTAATCCGTGGGTAGGGTTATTGAGCTTGGGTAATTGGCAGCTTCAACTAGGAGGTAGCCTGTCGCCTCAACACCGTTGCTGTCTGCAATCATTAGAAGTGCGTACCATGTACTGTTTGCCTGTGAACCAGTGTGCAATCCATTGAGGCCAGTGGTTGTAATATCTACGACAGTTGAACCAGCAACAGTCATTCTGTATCCACCAGTTAAAGAGACGGCGGTAGCGCCAGCCTCGACTGTTAGGGTGTTAGCCTCCAACTCTGTGTTGCCCCAGTAAACAAGGTCCCTTCCCCCACTGTCCCAAGTTGAGGCAGATGCGGCGGCGGCGCTGGCAGAACCGGCGGCAGCCACGGCAGATGCGGCGGCATTCGTTTCACTTACTCCGGCGTTGGTCTCTGATGTTGAAGCGTTGGCGGCAGCGGCCACGGCGTTAGCCTCGGCAGTCGATACCCCAGATAAATCAATGGTAGAATTCTCAAGAGCTGTACCGCCAGCATTCCACTGTAGAACCTTGAGAGGGTCCGGTGCTGGGAAAGTAACTGTCACTGTTGAGTTGACATCCTGAACAATGGCACGACCCACAACTTCTTCGAGTTGTTGGACCATCATTGTCAATCTATCGAGGTTGGTCTCCAGTGTGCCTGATGGCAGTCTGTTGAAATCTTCGTAATCACTTTGCTGGTCGAATACCAACTCTCGGAGAATGATAACCTCTTCGTCTGATGTTGGGGGAGTAACGAATGTCACCTCGCCGGTAAGATCTACGTCGCCCTCGCCGGTAACTGTGTAGTGAGTGGTGAGAGTTTGAAGGGAGAGGGTGGCAAGAACTGTATCGTATAGCCAGACCGTCAGATCGGTCTCTAAAAAGAATAGGTAAGGAAATGCGAACTGGTCAACAATTCCATCCCCAGAATAATCTTTACGGTTTGCTACGGTTGTTAAACTCATTCGTCTTCTCCTGATGATTCATATTGGTCTACTGATTGCCTAGCCAGTTCTGTCATGGCAATCTCTTCATTTTTAATCTGAGACAGCTTCTCTTCGTCAATCATGTCTGAGGCAATGATTCGATCAATGTTGCTTCCATGTCTAACAATCTGCCGTCTTTTTCTGCTTATAAACTTATACATAGACAGTTCTTCTTGATGCTGTTCTCTATATTCATTATAGCGGTCCCACTCCTTATTTTTCTTCAAAGCCGATAAAGTTTTATGCTTGGCCCCAACTTCGTCGGCAATGTCAAAGAATTTCCTGACGCTCTCGGATTGGTAGCCATAGGCATCATCCCTGATAAACCTTCTCACGAATGGTAAATCTGTAACATCGGTGGGCTTCTCTACAACATCTTCTCCATTTGATCGTTTAATCCCATTCACCAAGAAGTCTGATCCTTCCAGTGTATATCTTCCGGCAGATCCCAAGTATCCCCTGACAGTGTTCTCAAGGTGGGCCGGAGAAAGTCCCAGCACTCTGCCAAGCTCCTTGGCTGTCGTTGAGGTCCCTTTGTTATATTGCATAAAGGGATCAAGGTCCTTCTTGTACTCCGGCACAATGTCTCTACCAGTAAAGAAATTCTTGTTATGGAATGATTCCATCACTGGCACAAAGGCAGTAGGCAAGACGACATCCGTAGACGCCAGAGGTGATATGCTGCTGTATGTACTCTCTATGAGATTGTCAAAGGCAGATGGATCGTCCTTAAAAGCGTGTTGCATAAACCTCTCAGGGATCGTGCCGAAAATCTGTCCTAGCCCGAATGGCTTAGGAATGGAAACCCAAGCGTATCCAATAGCTGTGGGCATAGGAGCCTTGATGTTCCAGAACAGATCACGCCGCCATTGTGGCAGCTCCCAATAATCCTCGTCATCTTTGTTAATCATAAAGAGGAGAACGGTGGGAGTGGTGATGTAGGCAAGGCCCTTGACCGTGGTTCCGGCTGGGTTCTTTTTAAATGTGGATACTAGCTTATCAAAGCCCCTTATCTGTGCGTTGAAGAAAGCCTTGGCGGCGTTGATTTCTTTAGTGGTAGATCCTCTAACAGAAAAGTCTAGGGTCCCTTCACGGCTCTCGTAGGCTGCTCTGGCTGCGCTGTATCCTTTGCGCTTGGCCGCTTTGAACATCCCTACTCTTGTGGCCTCCTCAAATACCTGTGAGAAATCTCCGAGGTGTGAAATGATGTTCAGCTTTTTGAGTAGGCTGGGTCTGCCTGTCAATTCTTTGTAGGCTTGGTCCACGCTCTTTCTTGATGTCTCCACCAATCCAGAGTAGCCACCACCGGCTCTGATCCATTCTAGGTATACGTCAGACTTGCCCATCACATCGGCAATCGCTCCGGCTGAATCAATGAATGGCCTAAAGCCGAAATCGGTCTGGATGGCTGCGGTGAACTGGTCACGAATAAAGTTGGACATCATAAAGTCTGGGGTGATTGTCGCACCAATTCTCAGGGCTTGGGCTGGCGCAGATAATATCCTAACCCATAAAGACAGGGGGACCTCATTCATGCCGGTCATGGCCTCGTAAAGATCGTTCTCTACCTCAATGAACTTGCGCTTGCCGTCTTCGTAGTATTCGATGACATTGCCTTTGGGCATATACTGGGATGGCCGGAATATTGTTTTGCCACCTTCCTGACCCGATTCCTCGGCGGTCAGTTGGATGGGCTGCATTTTTCCTTTTACAGATTTTACGCCGAAACCGGCTGATCCCTGTTCTTGAGTTTTTGATGATTGCCCCTTTGTTTGAGTGGTTGGCACGAAGGCTCGAATGGTGGTATCTCCATTCTGTCTGGCTAAAGCTACCCGATGCCTTCCGTCGATAATTGTGCCATCGGCTTTAAGAATGATGGACCCCTTTTCGGGCTTGGCCATTGACGGATCTATAGCTTCATCACCAATTTTAATCTGGTCTAAGGGTATATCTTTTTCATCCCAATATTCGGCCTCATTAGAGATCTCTTCCCTAACTTTTTTATTATCAAGGTGGCCCTCTGAATCAAGGTGCATCTTCTTTATTATTTCGTTGTGATGTCTTGGGACTGGTCTTACAGAATCTTCCAGCCCATCTTCTTGGCTAGTTTCTTGTGAAAGTTCTCGATCTTTTTTAACTGCTTCGCTTTGGCCTCGGAAATTGAGATCTGCTGCGAGTTCTTGTCCGACCCTTCCGCTTTTTCTCCACTCATTTAATACCTCCTCTAACTTAGTTCTTAGTAAAGCCTTGCCTTCTGGCGTGGACTGTGTGTAATCAAGGTCCAGTAACAAATCGTGAGCTATTTTCAAATCTTCTAAAGTTGATTCGTGGTTTATAGCCTTCTGGCTGCCTGTCACATTGCTAGAAATAATAAGGACAAAATCTCCACTAGCTATTTCCTTGGCGAATTCTTTATGAATGTCTCTGGCTACTTGGCGTGAATCTTGCAGCTTAATGTGAAGATCCATCGGGATCGGTCTGCCAGTTCGTATTGCTCTGGAGATAACGCTACCTGTTTTATCTTTTGGATCTATGCCAGCTCCGAAAGCCTCAATAGGGTCACGCTCAACGTAGTTGAAGGCCACTGGCCTGTCTGGGTGCTTCTCTTTAATCTTATTGTAGCGAAGTCTCACAACATCCAGAGAATCCGAGTTCGTGTCCACAATAACAGAGTAATCGGAAAGGTCTACAGTATCGGCCCTGTTCAAGCTGAACGTCTTACCGGCTCCAGATCCACCGCCTAGAATCATTGTCGGCAAGTGCGCCCTTGCTGGGTCATCTAATAACTTATCGTTATATTTCTTAGCCATAGCCGAAGCGGCTGGGTGGACTATAGCCATCAATCCAGAGTTGCCATCACTAACGGCTGGGAATACAAACTTGGCTTCGTCTCCAGATGCCACGTTGTCGGCCCCATTGAACTCAATTTTAATACGCTCAATGTATGCTTTTTCTAGTTCTGCGTAATGCTTGTTTCCATACGATACATAGGCTTGTGCGATGGCCTTGTGTTCTGCGCTCATCTTTGGATCAATCCAAACATATTCGTCTAGGGGTCCAGCAATCTTTTCTGTTGGAAGTTGCTCTGTGATAGCGAATGTCTGATTGGCTACGGTTTTATATATAATCCCATCTTTAATCTCAAAGCTGCTTTTACCTTTAAGGTTTTCGGTCATCACCCACTCAGGCATTAAGAAAGCCTTTTGCTCGGCGTAGATGGTCTCTGCTGGGTTGGCCCTGTTGTGTTCAGCTTGAGGTCCAAAGTTTACCCAAGAGTTCTGACCTCTTGTTTCAGTTGCCATAGCTCTGGCAGCCAGTGGGGAGTACATCCTCACATGGTTCTGGAATGCTGTCTCTTCGCCATTCTTACCGAATCCATTGCCATCTTTAGCGTGGCCATAGACATCGTGGACAATTCTGAATACATCGTTGGCAAGTAGCTGGTGGTCGCCTATATACTCCTCGGTTGATTGAAGTAGCGGGTGTCCGGTTCCATCGGTTTCAGTTCCGAATCCTGAATCGGATGGGTAAACCCATAGATGTTTGTTGTCCCTCATATCCGCTAAGGCTTCTCTTGGACCTTTAGGATATGGGTTCTGACCTTCTGGAATCATCTCGAAGGTGTAACCGAGTTTCTTGAGGTGTTGATACTGGGCCAAAGTCTCTTGGATCAGAGCGTCATAAGCTGCTTTAACTTCTGGATTGTTTGGATCGTGGACGCCGTTCTCATACTCTTCGGCGATCTTAGTTCCACGCTCTGCTTCGGCTACGACATACTCTTTAAGGGGTGTCGGGTCTAATCCGTTTTCGGAGGCGTACTCTTGGGAGTTCTGTCTGATGTCTTGGGAATATTCTCTGTCTGACTTTGGGGAGCCTTGGAGCGATTCCGTAAATGGCGTGACTGCCATCTGCCCAGAGATATTCTCTCTTCCTCCGCTTCTTCCTCCGGTGTCAGTTTCGAGTGTGTCATCCTTGCCATTCTCCTTTATACCGCCATCTGTGTCAAATCCCTCTTCTACTCTATCGGCAGCTTCCTCTAAATCCTTGAATTCTTGAGGTAATTCGACCTCTCTGACCTGAGAGGGGAGGAGGTCTGCAAACTGAGCTACGGCCTTGGCCACCTTATTACGGTGCGCCCTCTCCATGATGTTGATGGTGTTCTTGACCATAGACGAGTATATATTCTCAATCTCAAGCTCTGAGCCTTTGATCTTCTTGATGGGAGACTTGGCCTTTGTGAATGCCTTCTTAACTGCCTCGCTGGACCCTTCGTCTTCTGGAAGGATTCTGTCAAAAGGAATGTAATGCTTATTGTTGCTTAGGATTTTGTCATACTGCTCTTGGGTCATCTGGCCAGATTCGACCAAGTTCTCTAGGACCCTAGACTGAAAACCATAAAGTCTTTCAGTTGTCTCTTGAAGTTTAGCCAGTTTGTCGCCGTACTTCTGCTCGATCCTAAAGATGTCATCAACAGCTTTTGTCTTCTGGGCATCTGATACTTCAACGTCTTCTCTAGGCACAAGGTCCTCAAGGTAACGTCTGGCAATCATGTAATCCTGTAGATCTTGGTGGCGGGTGTCGGTGTCTGCTTCTATGTCCAAGGTGTCTACATCAAAGCTATCGAGGATAGGCTTCAAGCCTTCGCCTGTCTCTTCTACTGAGCCGTCTTTGTTTATGCGGTATGTTCCTTGCTCAAGAGTGGCTTTGACCATCCGGCCAATACTCAGGTATTGTCTTGCCAAGATAAGAGGATCATCGCCTTCTTTTAATTCTATTCCCGCATCCTTAGCTAACTTGCTTAAATTCTCAATGGAAGCGAATCGATTGGATAGTTTCTGGTAGCTAGTGTTGAAACCCTTTTTAAGTTTCTCTAGTCGAACAGAATTAACCAGCTTACCTTTGGCTTCCTCTTTCTCAATCTCTTTGCTAAGAGCGCCAACAATGTCCAGCTCTGACATACCTTTGTGACGGAGTTCGATCTCGGTGTCACTCATGCCTCGCTGTTTCCACTTTTCCGTCAAAGCCCTCTTTGAAACTGAGGCCGTTCCGAACATTGTTATAACGCCAGCCTCAACTAGAAATTCTCTCCATGTTGGGATTAAAGCACCGACTGTCTTCTCCCACCGAGTAGCGCCTTCAAGATCTTCGCCCTCAAGACCAGTATGGTTGCGAATAAATGCGCCCATACGTTCCTCCCCTAACTCCTCAATAAATCCGTTAAATACTCTTCGTCTGTCTGTCGGATCGACGGCGAACAGTTTGTCGAGCCTCGTTTTGCCCATAAACTTCTTCATGGCCTCTACGGTTTTGGGGGCCATCCTATGAGCTATTGATGTTCTAGTAGCCCCAGTGACGGACCCTATCAATTTACCGCCACTGACCTCCACCAAGTTCTCGATCCAAACATCTTGAAAAGCTCGAAACATTGCCATCGTCGGATTCTTGTCCATCTCTTCGAGTATGTGCGCCCCTTTGTCGGTTGCTACCATGTAATCGTTAAGCTGGGTTTCTTTGTATCCAGCGTATACTCGGTGCGGGGTGACTGCGGCTGTGAATCCCGCAGTTTTTAGAGCAGCTTTGCCTAAGCCTTTAGCGCCTCTCCCGATTGATTTCCTAATTCCACCAGCGAGAGCTTTTTTAATCATCATCTTCACGCCAACTTGTGCAGCTTTTTTAGCGGCCACGGCCCCAGTCTTAAACATAGCGCCACCAACTCCAAGACCAAGGGTAAACTCTCCGGCTAGGGCCACGCTCTGAGATCCACCTTCAACAATGTCGGACATAACAGCCGTTCCTCTAACCATCAATTCTTCTTGAAGAAGTTGGTATGCTTTAAGGGTTTCATAGTCCTTAGTCTTTTGAGCTGTCTCATCAGGTCCGTAATCATTGGTGTGATATTTTTGCGCTAGATCGTACATCTTATAGTCACCGGCAATTTGCTCGGCGTTTAAGAATGGAACAATGGTGGTCCCTTTGTAGTACCTCTTGTAATACTCAACAGGGCCGATCTCTCCCAGATCTTTCCACTTCTCCACCTGTTCGACAGTGGCGGCTGTGAAACCATCGGCAGCCATCTTAGAGTAATCTATGGCTTTGGAGGTTAGGCGTCCTCCGGTTCTGCCGTTTTGGTTTACGCCGCCGCTTTTGGTCTTGGTCTCTTTCGGTGCAAGTTCAACAGGCTTCAACGCAACATCTTGAGTGATTGGTACAGGTTCTTCAAAGTCAGCCGGTTTTCTTCCTTCGGGGTTAATGCCGCCCATTATTCAATCTTCCTTCTTCGGCCTCTTCCTCCATACGGATTGTCGCCTTCGTCCCGCTGGCCATAGCCGTCTTGTATCTTTGGCTTAGATTCTTTTGATGGAGGTGTCTTCTTTGTTCCCGCATCACCTTCTCTGTCTTCTTCCCACTCGCCAATTCTCTTGCCAGTCTCTTTGTCGTATGCTCCATAAATAAACTCGCCGTCTTCGGTTTGTTCTAAATGAATATCAAGCTCAGGTCTTTCCTTGGCAACTCTCTCCCTGACGCTATCGTAATCGTCAAGTTTTTTCATAACCCTCTTATTATTCTCGCTCTTAATGCGAAACTCGACCCGCCGAGCGATTTTAAGTTTACCCTCTGGGGTCTTCAAAGATTCATGGTCTGGATGGGTTTTATCGTCCTCAATTTCATTAAGGAGATTCCAGTATTGCATGAACGCCTCGTCTCTTAAATGGGTGTCGAGAGAATTTTCAAAATGGTCAATGGCACTTTGATACAGTTTTTGTCTGGTCCCTTTGACGGTTGCCCTTTTAACATCTTGAATAGCTTCGCCACCTTTTTTCTTGGTGATGGTGTTCAGCTCTTTCTGCAATCTAATGCGGTCTTTCTCCGTTAGTTGTGACCTTTTATCTGCGATCATTAACTGAATCTTCTTGACCTTCTCAAGATACGACATAGCGTGGCCACCATCTTCTTTGGCTTCATTGGCTTGGTACATTAGCCTGACGATCATAGCTACTTTCTCAGACGAAGAGTTGCTTGCTGCCTCCTCCTCGGATGTTAGATAGGAAATAGCTTCCCTTGAGAATTCTTTAGATATGGTTCCTTCCAGAGCCGAGAGCCTGAGTTTCTTGAGCTTCTCAGACATTGGCATATTTGGATCGTTGACAATTCCATGATGATATACGTTATCTTCATCGACATATCCATAAAGGGATCGGCCCTCGTTCTGGACATGGGTTTCCAGTTGAGTGATCTTTTTAATCTTGTCTTGTCTTTTTGCCGAGGCCGTGGCGATATTTGAAAGTTCGTTAAGGTCCTTCTCTCCAAGACTGTACTCTCCGGCTGCCACCCTCTGAGCAAACAGGGAGGGGCTTTTCCCGATGTCGCCCATAGCCCTGTCATATTCCCATTCGGCCATTCCCTCAAGCTCAGACTGGTATTCTGCCTCTGTTATAAACCCAGTGTCCCTATATGATTCAAGTCTGTTTTTCCACTGGTGCGTATGAAAGTCTCTTTCTCCCTGCATCCTTGAATTCAGATAATTTTTCTTGGTCGCCTTACCGTCTACGACAATTTGACCACGTTGATGCACAATCCCCTTTTGCCTAAAGGCCGAGTTAATTTCAATAGATGCTTTGCTTAAAGAGAATTCTTTCTCAGAATCGTATTGAGCCTGAACATCAACATCATTGATTGTTACTTCTTGCTTTCTGATTGCTTCGATTCGATCAATGTAGTCTTGCTTCTTTGTATGGTCGACTTCGTTCTCAGCATCTTCCATGAGCTGCATCATCTGTAGATCTCTGCTGTTCTTAGCAGTTGTGTACTGGCCGGTGACTTCTGCTTTTAGCCACTGATCTGCAATCTTGGATACAGATTCGCCGAATGTCGCCATAGCTCCCAGAGCTTTAACACCTGAGCGATCCATGCGAGGACCGACTGACTGGGTGCTGTAACTTGCTTGAGAATCGTAAGTTGGTAACTGAGGCATTATCGCTCCTTATTCAATCTGTTTGCTTCCACCGTATTGCTTTCGGCCTCTCCATCCAGACCATCTCATGTTTGACGAAGCGGCGCTTGGCTTGCCTTTACCGTACTGGTAGACATCTGATTCATCGGGGTCCACCGTGGTTACTGAGTATGGTCGGCCCTTACCCTTCTTCTTAGGGGTGGCGGTGGTTGGCTTGGTAGCCTTGCCCTTCCAAGAAGTTGCGCCTTTGTTCGCCATTCCAAGGAGAGACGTATAGAGGCCCATCTTGGCAGACTTCTTGACTACCCTAGACATTCCATACAACATCCATGATTCGGCTCTCTTGGCCCCTACGGCGGTGTGTTTGTTCCATGCTAGGATCTGCTCATCAAGTAGATAAGCTCTCTCGCTTGATTCGAGTAGAGCCAAGGGACTGCCTCCAGAAATGTCCTTACCAGATGCAGCGGCAAGAGCCACCTGTCTGGCCAGCATTTTACGTCTGGATGTTTTGAGTTTTCCTTGCTCGAAGTTACCGGCCCTCTCAATGTTCTGGGCATCTTGCTCGGCGATATACGCCTCGTACTCCATGCTTGCGGCTTCTTCTTTGAGCTGGGAATATTCGCTCATTGCTCCCATACCAGAGCCGACCATCTGCATAAGTGCTGCTATTGGAATTGCCATTACTAAACCTCGTTCACTGTTACATGGGGGATTACAGAAAGAACGCAAAGTGGTAATGGTAGTTCTTGCTCGATCACAATTTGCCCCTCGTTGTCCCAAGTGCTATCTAGTTTGGCCCCAGAATATGAGCCGGTGAATAACGGTTCCACCTGACCCATCAATGTAGCGGGATCTCTCAGGATTATTGTATCAAGGTGATCTACGTCCCCGCCAGCCTTCATTCCTAAAGACTTAAAGAATTTGTAGTCCATTCGATATATTCTCTTCTTCTGGCCCTGCGCTGTGCCTCGACCACTCCCAGCTTCAATGGGCATACTTCTCCATCGACTGGTCATTCCGAGGCCCACGGCAATAACGAAGCCGTCTGATTCTGCATCTAATGTTATTGCTCCAGATGCGACAGTTTTGTTGGCATGGGTTCCACCATCTACCAATATCTGTACGCTCTTGGCTTCAAGGTGGTCCAAGCCCGATAGAGTGTTCACGCTCACTCCCCAGTCGTTCCCAACATAAGAGGTCGAAGAGAAGTCTTTCACTACATTGCCGGTCACAATGGTTGTGGATGTGTAGCCGGTAATGTCCAGCTCTCCAAGGATCTCGCCGGTGTCTGGGTCAATAGCTCGGACCCTTTGGCCTACGTCATTGGATGCGAAGTGTGCGGCCCCAGCGGTCACTGTAATTCCGTCACCTGTCACGGCTGAAAGTGTCAGTGTGATGGTGTCGGTAAGTGGGTAAGCGTTATATCTCAGGCCATCGTCAACATACCAGCACTTGTCCTGTTCGTCTGGGATGATTGGGCTTTCAAAGTATTCGACATGGCGCTCATCTGTTCCGTTTATGTTCCTGCGAACTATTGCCCAAACCATATCGTATGGCTCTGTTGGGTGGGGGATAACTCCCACGCTCTCGTAGAATCCGTCTGTCTCTAGGTGTGTCCATGCGAGAACTTGCTGATCTGCTTCTCTGGTCATGGTGGCCATTTTGCCGTTGTTCAATACGCAATAAAGAATCGAATAGGGATTGCGTTGATATGCCACGGCTTTGATCCCGCTTAAAGTAATATGCTCGGCCACTGAGTTTGTGTCGCCTGACTTATAAGAATCCTCAGCAAAAGCATAGAAGACTTCTCTCAGCTTCCGTCCCTTGGCTTGGATTGGATACACATAGTTACCGATAACCTTCGGCTGAATTGGCTCACCCTCCCAGCCAGTTTGGGCATTGAATGAAATACTGTTTGGTGTTAGGGCTGCTAAATCTCCAGAGGCTCCACTGAACTCTCCCTTATCCGTTCCGACAAGTAGGGTCCTGCCTCCCTGAATCCATCGGATCTCTGAACAATCTGGGACCTTCTCGGCGATTCCGTCATCGTCCAGTCCGGTTCCGATGTCAAAGTTGTCATAGATAAATGGCTTAGACTTCCAGATACCGTTAGGCTCGGCTGGGGAATTGGCAAACCAAAGAGCGTTCTGGTGATAAGCCACCTTCGAGGGCCAGCCTTTGTAATCAGACCAAGCGGCCTCTGACCAGTCATCTGTAGGTCCGGCAGTTGAAAGGGTCTCAATGACCTTAATGTTTACCACTGTTGAACTCACAAAGGATGTGATCTCTACATATCCCTGAATCTCTGGGGACCCTGTTGGACTTCCCATTTTCCAAAATGATCCGGTGTGAAGGGTGTCGAATGGGGTGTGACCGCCTGTCGCTGTCAATGTTCCTGTGGCGTCCTTGGCTGTGACAGATGCCGTCATTAGATCGGCGGCGTTAATGTTCTCATCTAGGTATGGGTTTCCCTTGAATACATAATCGGCCAGTGTCCATGATGCAGCTCCCAGTCGTGTCAACTTGGCTGGCTTGTGATCGTGGTGGGAGAGTGTGATGACATCATTCGACTGTGCATAGTGGATGTCGTCAATCTCTGAGGCTGTGTAAGTGTGGGCCACTTCGTAGGGTCCGGCTACCTGACCGTCACTTGTATAGAAGCGAAAGTATGACACGCCCATCTCAATGATAAAGGCATCAGTGGGATTGAAAACGAACTCTAATAATCTTGATACGGTTGCGTGGACCTTGGTGTCTGCCACATACATAGAGCCAGATCGTCTGAGGAAAGGACCATATTGAAGGACGAGCATATTCAAATACTCCAAGCCACCCTTAGCATATTGCTCAAGGTCGCTGCGTCCAAGGATCAGCTCACTCAGCTCTCCAGCGTTAAAACTCGTATAGATCGGGTTTGTATTCATTATCCGAATTCCTTGACGTTGGGTCCACCTAGTCTGGCATTGAGCCAGTAATCATCGTTCATCTCTTTGGCCTTGCCTGTCTGTGCATTCTCAGACTTGGCTTTGGGAAGAGATAAACTTTCGTACTTCTCAAACATATCCTTAGCTTTGGATGGAGAGTTCAAGATTGCATAGCACATCTCATAGGCCAACAGGTCCGAGAAAGCTGTAGCAAAATATGGTTTGTATGTCGCTGGGTCTTTATTGAGGAAGGTGTAGATTACTCCCAATCCGGCAGTATCAGAAACAATCTTGTCCTCTTCCTCGTACCAGTCTGCTCCGACATCACTGACCTCAAAGATTCTCAAGGCATCTGCTGGTCTCTGGTACACAATCCCAAGGGTCTCTCCGTTGGTATTGAATGGGACCGTATCTAGCGTTGCGGCTAGTAGTTTACGCCTCTTGGCGAATGTCCATAGGGTATCTGTAAGAATGTTCTCCAGAGCCATGTCATAGACGTTGAGAGCGATCCTTGTCTCCGGTGTGTCGTCTGTGTCCACGTTGGTAGCATGACGAGCGCCGATCTGAGTAAAGGCTCTATTGACTATCTGTGTTTTTGTTGTTGCCATTTCTATCCCCTATGTAACAGGTTTAATTAAGTTCTTGGATTTGCCCTTGATGAAGGTTACATCAGTTTCAACATCTGTGACGGCCTTGCCTGATGTTCCTGCCGTGGTGTGTCCAGCCAAAGGTTCATCCCAAACACCATCTACAATTTGACTGACAGGGTGAACGTGATCGGCAAAGATTGAGAACTCATCTGTGCTAACAGGGGCAGAAGTAAATGGCTCGTCAAAGGTGACAATCTTTGTCGTTCCGTTGTAAGAAGTAATTACCCTTGCCTGTCCTGTCAATGTTCCTGATACGAAAACAAGTGTCTGGTCATTATAGAAATCATCTGTCGCTTGGGTTAAATCAGTGATAAATGATGAGACTGCTGGTGTTCCACCGTTGACTTGACCATCTTCTGCGACCAGTGTTCCTGCTTGGCGTAATCTCTTACCGGCTGATTGCGCTCCATTGTGTGCTGAGTTGCTAATCACTTCGTCCCAAACCTTATCTACCACGGTGTCCTCGGTAGTAGAAAGCAGATCCATCTCATCCCCTGCGACGGCCCTAGTCGATACTGCGACATCGAGGTTGGTTGCGATTGTTGGCTGCATAGCGGCTGTGTCTACGAGGATGGCGTCAATCTCATCGTCTTTGTCTGTCTTGACTGATGAACCCATAATGTTATTTGTGGGTAGCTTGCCCTGCATCTGGTCGGTATCTACAAGGATGTCGGTCACGTTTACATCTATGATGTCTTGTGATGATTGAATAAGATCGAGCTTTAACTCGTTGAAGTCTACTTCATCTATGATTTCGCTTTTGTTTGTTGTGGCATTCGCTTCCGATGTTGGATCACTTGGCAAGTTGTCTGTCTTGAGTTTGATTGCGTCTACCACTGTATCGACAATGATTAGATCATCTTCTCTTGCTGTGATTCCTTTAGTTGCAACGCTTGAACCTACCGAATTATCAGTCAAGTAAACTGCACCTCTAACGTCTATCGTTCCAAGTGTGTTTGATGAATGGAGTGTCAATGCACCTGAGAGGAAGTCACAGGTTGCGGTGTTGCTTCCATTTGTAATCCCTCTAACCTCAAGCGCTCCTGAGTGTCCACTTAACCTCAAGCTAATTGCTGATACAGAATTAAAATCAATTATAGGTACATTGCTTAATAGTGCATCGGAAGCACAATGAATGAAAGTGCAATTTCCAGACATCGTGACATCATCTGAAATGGTGGTATCAATCGCTCTGCATTTTAAGTTTGTTACGTTTCCGATTTCACAATGTTGAATGTCAATCAGTGAGCTTGAGCAGTCTCCACCTATTTTAATATGGTCGAAGGTTGATCCGTCTACATCAAAGCCACCTGTCAATACTTGAGATTCTAAAGCACCGAAGCCCACAAAGAGCGTGTCCGTCATATTCTCAAGAAGTGTCACCGAGCCTCGAATCATGTATTCGTTGATACCTTCTCTGTCTGCGATTATTTTTGCGTCAGCGATGTTGTCAGATGGCGTGGTTGCTGTTCCTATTGGATAATCTGTTCCTGCCGTTCCACTGCCTTTAGTATCAATATTTACCACTCCTGCAAACTCAATAGTCTCTGCAATCGTTCTAATCGGCTCAAGGTTGACATAAGCATTGTCGGCTTTGGTGTATGAACTTTGGAGGTCTGGATCAGTGACATCATCGAACCCGAAAGAAGCCTTTGAAAGTAAATTATCTTCAATAGAGTTCACGCCTGAGATTGAGACAATGTTTGCTTTAGCCTCAATTAGCTTCGTTCCCCAAAGTGCATTCCCCGAAAGAGAACATTCAAGAATTGAAAAGTCATCGAAAACATAGCCGTCCTGTTCAAGCACAATTGTATTACCAGTTAAGTCAATAGGATTTAAGTAGCCATTTATAAAACCCTCAGAATAAACACCGCCTAAATTGATCTGTCCGTAATTTCTAATAATGCCATTGTTCCTATACCCAAGCACGAAGCCCTCAGTGGCAGAGATACCTGTCAATGTCTCCGCTTGTTTCGCTCGGCAAGGTTGCAAGGTCAATGTGTAAACAGTTCCAACAGGCCCTGCAACATTGGTGATAATCCAAGAACCTTTTGTCTTACCTGAACCTGTAAAGTAAATCGACATCTCAATACTAGCATCTGCCATTGTTCCGATTGTCACATCAGTTGTGTCTATATCAACAGTGAAAAGCCCTGCATCAAAGGCTTCAATGTTTCCCTTGACAGGAACGTCTTTAGCAGTATCGCCATTGAATACTTGAAAGATATTATTGCGAACTTGAACCAGTGATTCACCACCAATCACTAAACCACCCGCATATAAAGATTGAGTGTAGTTGTAAATCTCAGGAGATGGTGGCACTGCTAAAGGATCAGGTGGATCTAGGTATGAAACCGATCCAAGTAAAAATAAATTTTCTTCAACGAACCATGCTTTTGAAGCTCCACCAGTGAGAGTTCCAACTAGACCCAAAGAAGGTGAGCCGTAGATCAGGCAAGTTATAGCAAAGAAGATATTTTGCAGAAGGTACATCTGTCCTGCTTTACTATACATCTCAGATGAACCAGTTGTAAAATACTCATCGACAGCGACAGCGATGCAACGCCCTTTTCTATAATCACTCCCTGCAATTCCACCCCAAAACGTAACACCCGCCACGCCCCACGCTCCAACAGTTGCTCCGTTGACATGAAGGCAAATTTTATCCTCTGCCAAAGCTGTTACGCTTCCATCAACAGGCTTCCACCAAACATCACCGACTGCTTGCCAAAAGATAGGCTTCGATGAGACAATTGATTCGGTGTAAGTTGTGAGAAATCCAAACCCTGCCGCCGCATCTGAACGCTTTATAAAAACAACGCTCGGTACATTCACCGCACAAGCTGTCTCCGCATCTTGTAAGGCAGTCGCAGCATTATTAAATGGATCAGCCAAAGTGCCAAGATTTGCAGAGCCTAAATTACCCGCATCAACATAAACAATATTAAAAGCAGCACCAGTTTGAGTTGAATCTTTAACAGCTTGAGCCGCTGTGATTACTGACTTAAAGTCTAGGACTTCTCTACTCGGCATTGTAAACTCCTGCAAACTTTTCATTCACTATGTTTTCAAGTAGCCATTGGTCTGTGAATCCTGCTGTGAATCCTGCATCAATCAAGTCAGCGTCATAAATTCTAAAGGCTTTCCTAATTCTTCCATCACCGCATTGAGTGACTGCAATTACTTTCACATCTAATGTCGGTGGCGATACTCCGAACAATCCTGCACTTGGGGAATGGATATAAGATTCCACCTCAAAGGCTGTGACTGTGTGAGTGTCCTCGCAACATAGGAATGGAGTTGTCAGATCAAGCTGTGGCATTAAGTCACCACCCTAGTAATTCCGTCGAGCCGGTAGTTTGGAGATAAGAATGTGTATGCGTATGTGTCTGTCACAGTGTTGCCCACTCCAGCCGAGACATAGGTAAGGACCCCAAGCCTCTCCGTTACTAAGCCGAAATCAAGCCATGTGAAGGACGTTACAACGTCGACAGCTTCTATTACCTCTTGGGCTGTAGAACTGTTCACAACACTAACAGGAGTGGCCCTGAGTTCGGCATCTGTTAGTGGACCAATTACTGCTAAGGATACGTTCTGGATAACTATATCGAGAGCGCCGCCTGTACTTGTGATGTTGTTTCCGGCTGAATCACTAAGAGCTACACGCCCTCGGCCCAGAATACCTTCCCAAGTTTGTGTTGGTGGGTTGTTTGGAAACTTTAAGTCTCCATCATCGACTAAACCTATTGTCAATTTAAGCCCCTCTTATTGAAGTAAAGAAATGGGAGAGGCCGAAGCCCCTCCCTGATATGCGTCTATCGTGTGAAAGTAGTAACCACTTTGATAGTTCCAGTAATGGAAGCACCAGCGGTTAATAGCTGAATCACATCGTCACCATCAGCGGTACCGACTTCATAGCCAACACCGTCGACCTTATTCGACTTGGCGCTACCAGCGGCAGCAGTCGAAGTGGCCGCTAAGTAGCGAGCTGTTGAATCGCTATCACCAATAGCAATAGTTGACGAAGCACCCAATGCGTCGAAAAACATTTCAACACTATGGACTTTGGCTCCAGCTGGGAGCTTGGCTACATCAATGGTAGAAGCTGCGGTTAAAGCAGCCGCTTCGTATGTGTCTGTCCAGACTTCGGGACGAGCATTGACCAAACCTTGGTCTACTGCATTGTCGCCTTGTCCTCCAGCGTCATACTTAGTTACGTTTACGCCTTTGACTGCGCTCATAATAGCCTCCTTTAGCTTTCGTCAATGTCAACACGAACAACACGATCCTCTTCAAGACGAGTAGCGCCGATGTTCAATTCATAATAAATCTGCCATGCGTATGACAGGTCTGCACGTTCATCAGTTCTGACGAATGGACCTTCGGGCAAGCCGAGGCATAATCCATCTTTGTGATAAGCAAAGCACTCACGGATGTTAGCTGCAACATCCAAGCGAGTAGACATAATCCACTGGAAGCCCATCCAAGTGTTGCCAGCGAACTGACCAGACTGGATAGCTTTCAGAGTGTTATAGTCTGAGCTTGTGGCTTTGTCCTCAGCCATGAGGTCTTCGATTCCAGCTGGGCTGCAAACAAAGATACGATCTGCCTCTTCAACATCATTGTCGTTAAGGGTTCTCTGTGCCTGATTAACCTTGGCAAAGGTCAAGCCAGTACCGCCATTGACGATGATCTGACCAGAAGGAAGCGGAACTGATGTGCCTCCTGATTCTCCGGCGAATGCATTACCACCGAGGGCAGCAATAGCAACGTCGTCGATCTGACGGCCAATAGCTTTACCAGCGGCCATAGAGTACGAACTCCGTGGGTCACTGATTACTTTAAGCTCATCAGAACGGTCAAGCATCACGTTGTCGTTGTATGCTTCCATTACGGCCATACGACGAGCGAGTGCTGGATCAGAGCTAGGTGTAGCAGAGTTTCTGCCGACCTTCTTGCTCATTGTCCATTGACCGATTTGGTCCTGAAAAAAGTTCTTACCACGGACATTAGTCTTCTGGTAAGCAGCGCCCCATAACTTGGATGCGCCCTGCTGTGCAAGCTGCATAATGTTCTCACTATACTGCTGTGCGTAAATTACGTTGTTAGTATCTGGCATGATACCGTCCTCCTATTTAAGTAAACAACTATTCCAAGGTTGTAATACAGGTGTCCTATAAAGGGCTGTCTTAGTAACCACTATTTTTTACAGGCTCCAGTGGAGGTATCTGCTTCTCTCAAGGGATCTAAAAGCCTAATGGCCTTTGTTGCGCTCCCACGTTCATAATCTTCATAAGCTCATTCGCTCTGTCGACTAAAGGTTTTCTGACACGATCATCGTCGCTTCGATAATCTGAGCTGGCTTTGATCTTGTCAAGCTCAACTCTAGCCTCATCCGGTGTATATGTAAAGGTCTTCTTATCTTGAAAGCCTCCAATATTCGATTCAGCCATCATGTCACCAATTTTGGCGAGGAACTGCATACCGAATGGATCTTTAGCCAAACCAGCCGTCAATCTGTCGGCTTGATCTTGGTCCTTACTGAATGTGTCTATGACATCCTGACCACGTTGGATCTTGGTTTCGTAGGCTTCTCCCCACTCTTGCATCATTGTGTTCTTAGCGGATTCGACTTCGCCTTGAAACTGGGCTGCTGCCTGTTCCACGCTACCTGTAATCATGTCGGTGTAGTCTTTCCACATTGCATTAGCTTGGGCCGGTGATGCGTTGACTGACTTCATCTTCTCTTGAAAGGCAAAGCGGTCAAGGGTTTCAACACCCAATCCTTCTGGGGCTTTGACAGCTTCTAAGTTGTAGCCGTCTGCTGTCTCTGGGACGCCACGGCGCTTGTCAACTTCTCCCCAGCCATCGAGGTCATTGGCGTCTTTGGGCCATGCCACTCGGTCTGAGCCTAGTGTCTTTTGCAGCTCTAAGTGACCCTTATGGGCTTCCTCGGCTGATGTGTATTTTCCTAGAGTTTGGTTATCTCTTAGTTCGGTGCTTAATGAATCTTGCCATCTTGCCTCCGCTGCTGGGGTCTGCTCTTGCTGGTCAAGAGTATCAGTGTTCTGGTCTTGAGTATCAGCTTCCATAATGTTCCTTTCTAGTGGTTGAGATAGGTTTCAACTATCTGTTGTGGATTCAATCTGTGTAGATTGTAAATCGTGGATAAGAACTCCTTACGGCCAGCCGCCAGTGTGATGGAAGTGGCGCTGGATGGATCATACTGTGGCTGATATTTACCACAAGATGCCTCCATTAACTCCATAAAGAGTTTGCCCTCCTCAGTCTCAAGGAGACGTTGGACGGCCAGTTTAATATCTTTGGCTTGGTCTATGTTCACATTGCACCGGCTTGGGCTGCATTAACACTAGCCTGAGTTGCCTTGACAGCAATGTCGGCTCCAGCTCCCATCATCTCAGCTTCTTGCTGCTGGGCTGCGGCTTGTTCTCTGGCTCCTCGAATGCTCTGGACCTCATCGTCGTCTCTCAACATATGGATGGGTGCGCCGGTAATTCCGAACACAATGTCAACAGCCTTGTCGGCGTCGATCTTATCAAGCACATCGGGAGAGAACTGAGCCATCTGGCCTACCATTGTCATGGCGTTCTGGAGTGATTGAAGTTCTCCATTACGTTGGGCTTTGGCAAGTGTGGACATATATTCGATCTCATAAGTGGGATCATCAATAAGCTCTTGGGGTCTCTCTGGCAGCATACCTCTACGTTCAAGGATGCCGATTGTTCTCTCTAGGGTGGGGTCAAGAACGGCTGAAAGATAACGACCAACGGCTGGGCCTAATAGTGTCATCTTCTCGGCGATTCTCTCATGCACCTCTGGGTTGTTCATCTGCTTATCAAGGTTCTGGAACATCAAGAATACGTCCGTAAACATATGGGACCTGATGCGCTCTTGTGAGTACATCATTGATTCTTTACCGATGTTGGGGTTGCCATAGTTACCAATGGGGAAGATGTCATCTTTGGATAACTTGCCTTGCTGGTAATAGTTCGTGCCTCTGGGGTTTCCGTTGTAAGGCATGAGGAAAGCATTGTCTGGCATTGCCACGGCTGGATCTGTCATCTTCATCTCGGCCCTGAGTTGTGTCTTGGCCTTAGCGTTCAGAATCCTTACATCTGTCAAAGCTCTCATGGCTGGGCTGAATCCCCAAGCCTCATTCGATCTCTTATAGAAGCGGTGGCACATTGCCGGAAGCTCATCGAATCCACCACGGTCCAGCTCTAATTTGTGCTGGTTGTCTACCCACTGGGAGATCCACATTTTGTTACCACTATCAAGTGCTTGAGGATTCCTGTGCCAGTTGGGTCCAATGTAAAGGGTGTAAGTGGACTTCTTCTCGTCTCCCTTGCCTCCCATGTGTTCTTTAAGAACTTCTGGATGCACCTTATCTGGACCAAAACGAGTGACGGCTTGCGTTGCTGTGTACTCGAACTCAATGAAATACTCAACTACTCGGCCTCTGGCGTCCTCTTTAATAGAACACGACTTCATGGGCATGGAGTAAAAGCGGGTAACGTCAAAAGGGTCCTCCTCTTGGAAGAGGATGGATGTACCGTATACACCGGATTTCTTATAGAAGTCTGGCTTAACATCATAGAAGTTTGACTTGTTCAGGGTGTGAGCTACCTCGGATTCAACGTCCTTGAGATAGTGAAGGACCTTCTTCTTCTCCATCTTCAAGGGGTCTTTGGTCCTGAATGAGAACCATCTGGAAGCTGGGGGGGTCATGTAATTCATAAGACCAGACGCCAGCGTGTCAGCGGCATCCAGTGAGAATGTGTCGAATAGCTGGGTGACAGTAAGCTCGGACCCTGTTGAATATGATCTGTTCACATCATCCTGTTCAATGTCGTAATAGTCGTGAAGGGTTTGCCAGTAGCTCTCAATGGTTGTTCTCTGGGACTTGGCTGCTGCGCCTTCTTTGATGATTGTCATTGCATCTTTGGCCATTATCGTAACTCCTTAATTAGATGGGTTTCCATCGGTTTGTATCCCATTCGCTTGTAGAACTCAAGTAGCCTATCGCTCATAGAATTGTGCATAAAAGCCATGACAATGTGCTTGATCCCCTGATCCTTGCACCATAACTCTAGGTGCTTAAACAATCGAATGCCATGCTTTCTGCGCTTCTCTTCCACATACCAGATAGATTCTTGGTAAACCTTTTCTTCTGCCATTGGATGAGTGACCACCAGACCGCCTAAGATGCCGATTACTTTGTCGCCCTCAAGCATTACAAAGGTCGTGTCTCCGTGGGTTTCCTCGTACTTCAATATAAAATCGTCCTCGACCTCAAAGCCATAGTCTCCGAGGGAGTTCTCATGGAACTGCTTAATAAGTTCAAGCACCTCATCCCTGTGTTCTACTGCGTACTTCTCGATCTCCATTACTCTCCTAAGAGGGTGTTCTTGGTGATCTCGGCTTCTTCGGCAGTTCCAAGCGGGTTGGTGAATGTTGTTTCATTACGAGCGATGGCTCTCTTGCGCTTGTCTCTCTGTTCCTCGGACTGTTGGGCCAGTTGGTTGGCTTCTTCCTGAGCTTTCTTTTTAGCCTGTTCAGTCTGGTACATAGCTCCTTTACGAGCTTTCTTAGCTGCTTCTTTGGTCTTCTTCTGGCCTTGCATAGCGCCGCCGACCATTAAAATCATAGATGTATATGCTGCCATGATTCCCCCTTATTGTCCTGTAAGTGTTTTCTTGACTGTGTTGGCTTGACCGGCTACACCAGTGGCTCCGGTTGCGCTGACCGATGCGGCCATCTCATTGACAGCTCCACCAGACATAGAGGCCGATTTCTTAGCCCTGTTCTTCTGGTCTTCGTAGTGTTGGTCTTTTCTTTCTTGGGCTGCCTTGTGGGCTTGCTCAGAAGATAGCTTACTTTGATGACCACGCATCTGCTGTTTCTGCTTCTTCTCTTTGTCCTTCTTGTCTTTCATAGCTGCGGCTGTGAGAACCATTGTTGTGAATGCTGCCATTAGATTAACCTATCTTCTTTGGCGTATGTCTGTGTTCCACCTCGGACCCGACCTCTGGAGGATGTATACATATTCGCCTGTTCCTTCTCTACTGCTGCGATCTGTGTCGCCGCCATCATCAAAGCATCTGCCTCGTCGGGTGATTCGTACTTGCGACCACGCCTCCGAGCTTCCTCTATAAGTTGCTCTTTGGGTATTATGTACTTTCTATTGGTGTTATCATACCTGTATCTGATCTCTTTGAGCTGTTCAATTATAAACTCAGACTTCAATCTAAGCCAGCCATTGTTCACTAGCTTCTCTAAAGTGAGATAACCGTAGGTTCTCCAGTTCTTGTACGTCGATTTGTCTATACCTTCAACAAGGCCACCACGGAACTCAACGATGGGCTTTCGCTGTTCACGAAGGATGTCAACAACTCCACCACCAAGGCCATCTCCATCAATAACAGCATAGTCTGGGTTCTCACGGTGGATGATCTCTGCAAACTTTCCAGAGGTATAAACTGTGTCGTATCTCTTCCATCTCTCAAGGGAAAACTCCTCCCAGTGTTTGGGTCCTACCTGTCTCAATATGATGGCTGCCGAGTAATTGGCTCCGAATCTGGCCACATCTCCACCCAGTATCGTGCCGTTATACTTGGTTGGATCATGCGGGAAAGTTCTGGTCAAGGTCTCCTCCAGAGCCACCTCATTGAATAAACAGTTATCAGCGTCGGCCATTGGTTCACCGAGCCAGATATGCCGGTAATCGTCTGGTCTCTCAGCCTTACAGTTCTCTGCTTCTGTCAGTAAAGCCTTTGATATGAAGGGGTTATCGTAATAGTTCAGCTTGATGTGGAGACAATCCTCACGACTGGCGAACTCCTTGAATACTGGGTCATTCCGGTGATGCCTGTTCATGGTGAAGATCACCTTGGCATTCTCTTTACGAATGGTGGGGATGATTACGTCCAGAGTATTCTTGCTGATTGCCTGAGCCTCGTCGATCCAGAGGATGTCAACTCCCTCCATTCCCTTGATATTGACGGACCCTTGCTCTTTGAATCCCTTGAATCGGATCGTGGACTGGGTTGTCCTGTGTGTGATGCGGTCCTTAAAGACTGAGTAATTGAGCTGGTAATCCCTGATGACATCACCGAATACAGTGTAAACAGATTCCTCAATGGTGTTCTGGGTCTCTCTTCCACAAAATACTCGGACCGATCTCTTCTCTGCAATGTAGGAAACTATGCGAGAAATGCCATGTGTCTTGCCTCCACCTCGGCCACCTTCGATTAAGAAGTAGCGGTACTTGTTCATGTCCTTGATGACTGGGAGTAGCTTCTCTGGCATATTGAGGACTGATGGTAGATGAGTGATCTCACTCACTGTCTTCTCCTCTAAGCTCTCTAATAACGGCGTCCTTGGCATCTAGCTGGACCTTCATCTCTTTGTAGCAGTCCCTCACAATGCGGTCCTGTTCGCTTACGGCGTCTCTGAGGCGTCTAATGAACTCCTCGATGAACCATTCATTGCTGTTGGCCTGAGCTGGAGTGGTCTTCCATTGCTCGATCAGCTCCTCGTTGGAGGGCTTACTCATCTGATTCTCCTGTTTGGTTTAGGGCTTCACCTACGTCAAAGTCGTGGACTGAGCATCCGTTCTCAAAGACGCCTCTCAACGTCTCACGCATGATCTTGTTTTGGTCGTTGGCTTTGTCAAGATCCTCTAGAGTTTGGTACTTTTTACATTCTTCTGATTCAGCCCGATTCATCCATTTAGTTATAACCTTCCTTTGGTTATAGTAGTCCCATATCACTTCATCAATCTTGGCGTTGGCTTGTTCTAATCGTTCTGCTAAATCTTGTGCCATAAGATTATCTTGCCCTTTATACAATCGTCTAGTTGCTCTTATTGCTATTTCGTCTGTTGGTTCACTCATCTGATTCTCCAATCGCTTTAGCTATACACTTGCAGATTTCCTCTGGATTCATCATCATTGTGACAGCCACACGACCTACACCATATTTAGTCAAGACATCCATTTTCTGTTCACCACCTATTAAGTGTTCTAAGAATGGATCTATTGTGTCTGAGCTAATCTCTCCGAAGTGTTTCTTTAGGCACATCATCGCCTGATTCATGTCCTCGGTGGGGTTCCAGTGATCCTCATTGTTTTCATGAAACATTGGGTAATCGTAGAAGTCATCTATCGTCCACTTCATTACCTCTAAACCCATTAGTTTGTTTAGTTCTTCGTTGGTCATGAGCAGATCCAAGCTGTTACAACAATGATTCCAAGACACCCTAGTAACCAAAGAACCACGACAATGGTTGACTTTATTGCGTAGTCATGTGCCTCCTCTTGGTGTTGTGTGAACGTGTAAGGTTCTGAGAATATGCTCCACCATCTTGACCACTTCACTCTGCACCATCCTTGAGGCTTGCACCTACCTCTAAATAAGATGTCCTATCTAAAAATGTTTGAGGGAGAATCATGTTCGGCTCATCTATAAGCCAGCATTTAGCTACATTACGAGCTAGACCTAGAAGGTAGTTTGCTTGTTCAAGCTCTGTCAACTCAGGCTCTTGTTCGATGGGTTGGATGT